GAAAAAACATTCGATGATATTAAACATATTGATGAATGTGGCAATGAATATTGGGAAGCGAGAGAGTTACAAAAAATTTTAGATTATAAAGAATGGCGAAAATTTGAAGGGGTTATAAAGAAGGCTATGAATGCTTGTGAGAACAGTGATTATATAATCTTTGAACATTTTGTTGGCTCCGACAAAACGATATCTATGCCAAAAGGTGCAGGTAAAAAAATAAAAGATTATAAACTATCTAGATATGCTTGTTATCTAATTGCTCAAAATGGTGATAGTAGAAAAACAGTAATTGCTATGGCTCAAACGTATTTTGCTATGCAAACGAGGAAACAAGAAATTATTGAAAAGGAATATAGCCAGTTAACTGAAGATGAAAAAAGGCTTTATCAAAGAAGTTTAACTAAGAAAGGAAATTATTCATTAAATAAAACTGCTAAAAATGGAGGTACGATGCCAGAGGATTTACCAACTCCAGAAAAAGTTTAAAACAAATAGAAAAAGAAAATAAGCTTATTGGTTTTAATGAAATGGACTAATAAGTTTTTTTCTTGTACTTTTAAATCAGCAATGATATAATTTATAAAGGTGATAAAATATGACATATTTAGATTATAGTGCGACTACACCAGTTAGTGATGAGGTATTAGATAGTTTTGTAAAAGCTTCTAAATATATTGGTAATCCCAATTCACTTCATAAACTTGGAGTAGAAAGTAAAAAACTAATAGATGCAAGTACTAATCAAATAAGTAAAATTTTGGGGGTTAAACTTGAAGAAATTATTTATACTTCAGGCGCTTCAGAATCTAATAATTTAGCTTTGAAGGGAATAGAAATATATAAAAATAGGGGTAATCATATTATAACTACTGAACTTGAACATTCTTCTATGTATGGTCCTTTAAATTATTTATCTAATAATGGTTTTGAAGTTGATTTTGTTCCTTTAAAAGATGGAATAGTCGATATTGATGCTTTAAAGAAAATGATTACTGATAAAACTATTTTAGTTAGTATAGCGTGCGTTAATAGTGAAACTGGTATTAGACAGCCAATAGAGGAAATAGCCAGTATTGCGGTAGCCGCTCATCCACGAACCCCCGCGAGGACGGTCTTGAGACGAAAAGTCCTGGCTGAAACTGCCGCATGCCACGCGCACACCGTCGGAAGCCGATACAAGGCGGGCATGAAAAATAAGGAAATCGCCGCAGAAGTGAAAAAGCATCTTGCCGCGCGTTTTCCCGAGTGCAAGTTTTCCGCGTCTTCCACCGGATATCGTTCTATTAGAATTGAAATCAAATCGGGCGAATTTGAAAAGGATTCCGCGGAGCTGGAAGCGATTAGAGAATATGCTAAAAATTATTTAGAGTCATATAATTATAACGATTCCGACAGTATGACGGACTATTTTGACTATAATTTCTATGGGTCTGTTTCTATCAGTTATGATTATCAGCAGACCGAGACAGAGAACACCGCGAAAACCTGTGAAGCATTCAGACAGCAGAAAGAAGCAGCAGAAACAGCAGCGCGCGAGCGCGAAGAAAAGGAAATCGTCGAGCAGATCGAGCGCCGCAAGAAGGAAGAAGAGGAATATAGAAGAATTGAAGCCGAAAACCGCGCGAAAGTCGCAGAGATTGAAGCCGCCGCGACGGTGATTGAATACGCTCCGGAAATCGTCCGCGATGTGTACGCGCGCGAAGTGCGCAAGGCGTCCACAATTAAAGAAGCGCGGGAAATGATAGACGAATACAGCAACGACGCGCCGCAGCTCTGCCGGGTTTCCCGTGCGGTCATTCTTCCCTCTGCTTTGGTTGATGCTTTCGGTTCTCTCCCGATGTATGATTATAGCTTTTTATCCGGTCAGGGCGGTCACGGCACAGACGATGCCCGCGTCAATTCTAATTTGGATTTTCAGCACATGACGCAAGCGGAGCGCAACACCGTGGAATGGTTCAACCACTGCACCGCGATTATAGAGAGCGAAAGCAGAAAAGTAAAATTTCTGGTAAATCCAGAGGGATATAACTATGCGCGTTATGTCTATATTCTGCCAGAAAATGCAGCTTTCACAGAACCCCAAAGCACAGATATTTCCGAAAGCATTGCACATGACATACAGCGCGCCGCAGTTGTCGAAGATATAAGCACATATATTATAGAGAACAGCGACACCATCACCTCGGAAAATTGGCAGACGTCCGACGAATACCGCGAACAAATGAAAAAATGCGTTCCGGCTCTTGATGTGAATATGATCCGACAAATCACAATTGAACCATTGAAAGAATGGTTATACAAGGAACATGCGCGCCGCTTGTCGCTTGGTGTACAAGCCGAAAAACTTTCGGACATGATCGGCGAAAAAATAACCATTTCAAAAATCAATGACTTCGGCATGGTTTCCACCTGTTCCGCAACCTTGCACGGGTATTCTCTGACAAATTACGCGCAATATTCCGGCTGTCTGCGTTTGGCGGTATCGCTTCCAAAGAAGCGCGGACAATATGAAATGACGTTAACACCCTCAACCCCTTTTGTCATTGCGCACGGCTCTTTTGATATTCCTGATTCTGTTCTGTATGATGTAAGCAATAAAAACGGAGTGATTTGCAAAAGCTCAAAATATTCATCTTGCGACCGTCGGCAAATCACCGACATAAATCAATACATTATTGATAACGGCGGGGACATCCTCGTTGATCGTTCGGAGGTGGCATGATGAAATTTTATGTTCGTGTTATCAGAAGCATAAAAAAGCAGCTTTTGATTCTCTCATTTGATGTCAGAAAAGTCAAAGAGAACGAGGTAAATAAACATGATGACAAGAGATAAGAAAATCGGTAAAAGCACATATCGGATTATAAAAGAAAACGGCAGGTTTTATATTGCGGAAACCTACCTTGACCGCATGGCAATAGCCGCGATGGGATATGACACCATGGAAGACGCCTTGCAGGCAATGGCGGCATTTGACCGTGAAAAAATGATTGTGGGGGACAAGTGATGAAAACACCGACAGAACAGATATTGAAGCGCGCACCGGAACAGGCAAGCCGCGAATATTATAGCGGGGACGATATGGCGGTGGTGCTGTCCGAGCTGGGGCTGCCTTGCGACCATGTTAAAACTTTGCTTTCGGCACAGGTTGCAACCTATCATTTCGATTTGTGGCATCCGCGCGATGTAGGCAAGCTCGGTAAGATGGCGGCGGCGCTTAGCGCTGTCACTCATAAACCTGTAACGTGGATTCATTCTGACATTGCCCATTTTGCGTTTGTCATTCCCGTAGAACGGAGAACCGAATATTTCAGAAGTGTTCTTTGCACAAGGAAAATTTGGGAGGAGCAGCAAAAGCAACCGCTTTACACGATGCTCGGCACTGATTTGAACAATGAGCCGCTCGGGGTTGATCTGGCAGATATGCCGCATATGCTGATTGCGGGCGCGTCGGGAAGCGGCAAAAGCGTCCTTCTTAACAGCATAATTTCAAGTATGCTGTTCAATATATTCCCGCACGAATGCCAATTTGTCATGATTGACCCAAAGCGGGTGGAGCTTTCTGTTTATGAGAATCTGCCGCACCTTGCAATGCCTATTGTGAAAGACCATATGGACGCTGTCAGAAGCCTGAAAGACCTTTGCATGTTCATGGATAGGCGATATGCGTTCATGGCGCAGAGAGGCGCGAGAAAGGCGTCTGAGATAGGCTTGCCGTCGCTTGTCGTTGTAATCGATGAGCTTGCAGATCTGATGCTGACAAGCCGCTTTGAAGCCGAAGAATCTATTGTGCGTCTGGCACAGCTGGGGCGCGCCGCCGGCATCCATCTAATCATTGCCACACAGCGTCCCACGGCAAATGTAATCACGGGACTAATCAAGTCCAACATCACATGCCGAATCGCTTTGCAGACCGCCTCCATGCGAGACAGTATGAACATCCTCGACCACAAGGGAGCGGAGATGCTGACAGGGAAGGGAGACGCGCTTTTGAAGCTCCCAGACAAGGTAGAAGAAATTCGCTTTCAGAGCGCCTATATCGACAGAGAAGATATTGAAAGTATCGTGAAATATTGGTGTGCTGAGAAATGCAGCGCGTAATGCTGGCATAAAAAGAAAACCCGTCTTGTGTATGGCACAGGGCGGGTTTGTCTATTATTCGTCGGTGTCGTCCGGCGCGTTCAGCTCATAGCGTTGGCGCAGCTCATCGCTTGACATATTGGCTTCAAGCGGATTATTCGGCGTGAGCACGACTTCTGTCTTATCAGAAAGTCCAAAGAAGTTCTTGGCACGGAAAATATAAGTGATCTGCGGTATTTTGCCTCTTGACACAAGCTCGGCATCAATGGAAGCAAGAATCTCTTTTGCCATCTGGATCATTTCCTTCCGCGCGTTGCCCTGAGTACCCTGTTCCCAATTCCACACAGACATTCGGGTATGACCAAGGGCAAGGCACATTTTTTCGACGGTTGGAATTTCTCCTGTTTCGGCACAGTGATTGAAGAATTTGTTTAACCTCTCGGCACATTCTTCATCAGTATGTGCTTTGGGCAGGTTTCTCCAATACAGCGAA